ACACCATACGTAAATCTCTAGATTATTATCCTGGATACAAAAAAAATTTCATATATATAGTGCTTACGCACTATATATACTACAAAAAAGTAGCCAGAGATACTTGTCAGTTAAGACAGCAAATCTAAAAATATAACGCATGAGCGTAGGATTTTACTTCCGTTCAAAGAACGGCATACCTCCCACCTAGCGAGGGTATCTTTAATTGGTGATTACACAGGTGTGTAATCGTTGTTAGCATTTGGAATTGGATAATCAAATAACACAGGAACACTTACAAAAAATACTGGGTTGAAATCAACACCAGCAGAATAGTAAACTTCCATTGAAGGCCATGCTCGTGTAGCAGATGCAGCAGCATCTGTTGTAAAACTAGCATTAATCATCACATTATCATAATTATATTGTCCTGAGTCATATGTTAGATTAGTGAACGCATGTGGCGCTAAACTAAATCGATTTAGACTATATTGAGGAACATTAATGGATAATGCTGATTGTGTATTTGTATTCGTTACCGAAATACCATTTTGGCCTGAGGCCTTACGGAATGTACTTCCGTTAGAGGTTATTGCACTTCGTGCATAAAAAGATTCAAATTCAACTCCTGCAGTTGTTGTAAATCGATTAACATGTTGTAGTGTCGGAGCAAAATTAGTGCTCGAATAATGACGTGCTGCTGTTAATGAATCAACATAATTAATTGAAGCAGGACATATTGGATTTATATGAATGTTAGTACTTCCTCGGAAGCCCACATAACAATTCATAATCCATCGTAAAGGATGATTTTTAACATAATTAAATCTTTTAGGTGTTGAACCAATTGATGAAGCAGCCCAATTAAATCCCCAATCAGTATCATAACCATACATTGGTGGAATTCTAGGCAGTAAATTGGTTGTAAACTGATAACCTGACTGAACATAAACACCAGCAGCTGTTTTAAATTGTCCAAGTGGTTGAACAAAAGATAAACTAGAACGATGAATCAGTGGTCTCAATGATACAATACTTTCTCCTGTTGTAATCAAATCAATAGCATCATCATGTGTAGGTGTTTGATGTGCAATATTTTCACTTGAGTATTCAAGAGATTGTACTGATAGTGGTGATAGTGTTTGAGTGATATCTCTAGGTCGAGCATATCTAAAATCATTTCCTGGTTTTGAGAACAACAACATATCTATTGAAGGATTTGCAGCTGGTCCAGACAATACATTTAAAACGCGTACGGTAAACATACCATTCTGCGTAATTTTATTTAAAGGTAAGGTTGGAGTTGGAGAAATAGATATTCCATCACCAATACCATTAGCTAAATACGGTGTATATGCTTTATACGGGATTTCAAATTCAATTTCATCATCTGTGGCTAAATCTACCACACGACTATAAACTGCTGTTTCAATATTAGTTACTCCAATAAGTGAAACATTAGGATCCCAAGCAATTAACAAACGTCCCTTATGATATTTTGTTTTTACAAATTTTATACGGTAAATAATAGAACCGCGCCAATATTCAAACATACGTCCAAAATAGGCTAAAGGTGTCATAAAATTTCCCGTTTGGGGGACAGATGTAATAAATGAGGTTTGACCTGGAAAAACATATCCTGTAAACAATGGCGTACTAACAGCATCAGCTGAAGTCCAAACATTAGATTTAATAAAGGATTCTCTACCAATAGTATTAGCTAGAGATAAAGGATCCTCAGGATCTATATTGGCTATACTATTGTCAATAGTAACCTCATTTTTGGGATCGATACATAATTTATCGATTGGCATTCGGGTTTCTACATTTGCAAATGCATGAAATGCCTTAGGATGAAAT